ACGCGCTTCTTTCTCTGCATCTTTTCCGTATTCAAGCGCACCGGAAGCAATCTCATTGCTTTGAGCTACAAGTTTATCTACAGAGTTTTGGTAGGCTTCAAAATTCTTTTCTTTTCTAGCCCTTTCTGTGTCTTGGATATTAGACAATGCTTCAGACATTCCTGCCCCTATGCTGCCTAAGCTACCCTTGTTAGCACCAGCGGCAAACATCTCTCGGAGTCCTCGGAGTCTATTTGTAGTCTCAGGTTCTTCGTATCTACGTTTTATCTCGGCTGCAATCCCTTTCTGTTGTGCTGCTAACTCTGGGTCTAAAGCCATCTGTTTTTTATAAAACTCTGCCGCAGTGTCTCTTGCCGTAGTAGGATCTGATCCACGTAACGCGGCTATGCCTTTTTGTAGTTCTGAAAGGTCAGGTTTCTGCCCCGCTTGTTTTAAGCTATCGGGGATTTCCATAGGTTTGAAAGCGACTTCTTCAAAGACCCTTTCTTTTTCTACTTTTTCTTTGGCTGGTGCACCACCAACTGGAGCAGGTGCACTTGTGGGTGCTACGGCTACTTTCTCTTCAACTTTCTCTTCAACTTCTACTTCTTCATCTGCTTTAGGTAATTGTGACAAAATACCTGCGGGAGTGGCTTTTCGCGCTCCTGCTGCTATACCTCTGTTTGCAGCTTCCGTAAGGCCAAAATAAGGGACTCGTTCAGCTTCTTCAAACGGTGTCGCTAACCCTAACGCTTTCCCTATGTCGCTAGTCCGTGCTTCTTCGGCAACGTTTCTAAGCGCAGTTATAGGCGTTTTTGCTAAATCTAAAATACCTGTCCCCGCACGAGCAAGTTTAGAAAGATCTCCTTTTTGAGTGCGGATAGAATTTATTTGCCGTACGATTTCTTGTTGTTTCTCAGCGGGTAGTTCTGCGAACTGTTCGTAGGTAAGTCCATACCTCTTTAATTCGTCAGCATCAACACCCCCTTCTACTTTATCGCCTTTTTGAAACCCTACGATCCCGCCACCTTCAAAGTACCGTGCTTGTATATTCGGTGCAGGTCGAGTCATTAACCCGCCCATAGCTGCTTGTACTGGAGGGCGTTGTTGAGGTTGGGCAGCACGACGCATATTCTGCTGTTCCATCCGTTGTTTTTGTGCCAACACCCCACCCACTTGCGCTGCTCTATCTCGCATACCCGGCATGATCATAGGTTGCTGAGGTTGCCGCATTTGCATGACTTCTTGTTCTACTTGTTGCAACACAGTCATAGGGTTGGGTTGCGCTTGCAAATTAGCGTTGTTAGCTCTTTGCTTTTCTTGTTCAGCAATTTGCTGCAGCGCGATCATTTTGATGGTATCTGGACCCATCGTATTCATTTCTTGCTGCAGTCGAGGAGCGCCCTTTGCCATTTCAGCGGCAACGTTTCTACCTAACCCTACGGGTTCGATTGGTCTGTATGCCATTAGGTTGATCCTCCACTACTACCACTACTACCACTACCGCCGCCAAGCAATTCAAATAGACCCATAATTCCACCAGCACCACCTAAGATGTTAGACAAAGTGCTAGGCTGAGAATAAGTTGTGGACTGTGCTGCTATGGGCAACCCTTGTAAGAGTGATTGCTGATACTGCACTTGCTTGTATGGGAAGTCTCGTTCTTCTTCAAACTGAGCGATATCGGCAGCAATACCTTCAGCTTCAATAGCACGTTGTTGTGCGCCAAGGTTTGCTTGGTTCTGTAGGGCTTGCAGCCCGTATTGGTTGGTAAGATTCTGGGCCTGTTGTTGCGCTGCTTGTTCAGTATTGAACTGGTTTACCGCTTTGTCGTACGCCGTTTGGTATCCAGTACCTGTGATGTTTGCTAGGTTTTGCATCAAGTTACGGTTGAGTTCAGACTCCATAATGGCTTGACGTGAGCCGCCATATGCGCCAGCTTGAGTCAATCTTGCCGCATCTTGTAATCTTTGGATTTGAGCTTGGCGACGAGCTTCTTCAATCTGAGGGTCTAGGGCTGCTTGTAGATAAGGATTCATATAATCCTGTGCAGCTTGAGCAGTGAATTGCTGTGGTTGGAATGCCCCCATTTGCTGGGTAGGTACAGCTAGACTACCAACTCCTTGAAACGCAGCTTGCTGCGCCGTAGAAGCACCGGCACTTAGTGGCCCTGTATATGCTTGGTACCCTTGATTAGCAAGCGCCTGCCCTTTGCCAAGCATTTCCGTAACATATGGTCCAGCCCAGTTAGACAGTGATGATTCTGTACCTGTTGGCTGTCCTACGGTTGGATCTGTAGTACCACCTGTTTGAAATTTTCTAACGTAATTCATGGTCGTATTTACCGGTCTGGCATAAATTTTCTAGGGTTAATTTCTTTACCCTGTTGTTTACTACCTGTACGTGCTTGACGGACTCTATCCATCATACTGTAAAGCGTCTCAGCCCCTGCATTTGAGTTACCGTTACCCAAATGACTTACTACATCTGCAGGGACTACAAACTCACCGTCGCTTAAACGAGCTTCTTGCATTCCATCGATACGAGCGGGTACCTTATCCCCCATTCCATCGGTGGTTCCTCCAAGATAATACCCATTATAGCGTCGATTATACGCGGATGCTGGACCTCCTCCAGCAAGAGCGGCTATCCCCCCCTGCCTATAGGTAGGCGCATACCCAGCTAGCCCGGCAAATTCGGTAGGTGCTGGCATTGTGGTGCCTACTTGCGAGGGTGGGGCACCCATCACTGGGGGTGGCATTTGCGGTTGCGGTTGTGGTGGTGCGCCGTATTGCCGTGTCTGCCTAGCCATATTAGCCATATTCTGGGCTTTTAGATTCAAAGCCTGTTGTATAGCTCGTTGCTGCGCTGATGCTTCTTGTCCCGGCGCTGCGTATTCCATGTCAGAGAAGTATCGCTGTCCTCCACTACCGGGGCGTCTACTAGGGTCATACGTATCTTGTACCCGCTCTCTAACTCCGGTGTACTCTGGGATACCTCCTTGATAGCCCACAGAAGGGATATTTGCGTCCGTAATCCCAAAGGAATTTAACGCAGCGCCGCCCAGAAGACTGGCAAGTCCAGCAAAACCCGCATTCTCTTCATCATTAAAGAAATCTACCACGCCAGCTACATAATCTAGAAAACCACCAGCCATTGTTAGTCCCCAAAACTCATTATTTGTGAGATTTCGTCTAAGAAATCATAAGATACTTTGCCACCTTTCGCCATACCCGGAGGTCTTCCTCCTAGATTCAATGGCCCTTGCATAATGCTCCCTAACCCTTGCGGGCGTTGCCTTTTTGCCGCCGCCATAGGTACCCCATAAGGACTTGCAGAACCATAGAATCCTGCCTGTTGCTGGGTAGCAAAGGGGCTTTGAAAGTCATATATGTATCTAATGTCGGCCAAAGGCGCTTGGTTAACGGTAACTGTCTGTCCAGCTATATCTTCAGCGCCTAAAACTAGGTCTAGGAAACCTCTAGCTGCACTTCGTCTATTTGCTTCCGCTATCTGCTGCTGTGTCTGTTCAGTGGTAGTGTCTATCTTCTCACTGATTTTAGTTTCGGTTTCAGTTGCAGTTTTGGATATAAGTTCTTGAGTAGCGTCCCACTGATTAGTGAGGTTTGTCTCTACTTCGTTAATTCTGGTAGTTAAATTATCCTCAGTAGTCCCAAGTTGCTCTAATAGAGCTTCTTGGTTAATACCCATTTGCTCCGCAAGGTCAGCTATTGCTGCTTGTGTAGCTTGATCTCTTGTTAGACCCGCAGCTTCATATTCGGCCAGTTTTAGGTAAAGATCTGTCTCAAGCTGAGATACTTGCTCTTTAGTAGCGAGTTTAGAAAGATCAGCTTCTAACTTAGTCTGGAAGTCAGATATTTGTTTAGTCAGGGCTTCTTTTGTTGTATTTAGATCATCCGCTAACTGGTCAATGTCCGCATTGGCATCTTCAATGGCTTTCTGTGTAGCTACATCCCGACTGTAACCTTGAGTCTCATAGGCTTCTATTCGAGCAAGTAAGTTAGCCTCTAAGTCCGCAACTTGTTTTTTGGTGGCAAGCTCAGCTATATCTGCGTTTATATCAAGCTGGAACTTAGCTAATGCTTGTGTAACTTCGTCTTGAGTAGCTCCTAGTTCGGTAGCTAGTTCACCAAGTGCGATATCAATTGCATCAAAACGAGTTTCACCCGCAGCTTCAAGTTCTCCAATACGTATCTTTAATCTTTCTTCGGCATCAGTAACATCTTGTTGAGTTGCTAACCCTTCAACCTCTCTAGCAACGATATCTTCTACTTCAGTTCTGGTAGCTAAGTCCGCAAGTTCAGTATCTAGTAATGTTTTTATTTCCTCTTTGGTTGCTAGCCCTTCTATGTCAGCTTTGGTGACCAGATTGGCCATTTGCGTTTTAATAGCAGCAACATCTGCAGCAGTTGTGCCCAGAGTACTAGCAACACCATCTACTACTGATTTCAAAACATTTAATTGGTCAGCGGTAGCAAACTTACTTAACTCTGCATATATACCGGACGGCCCACCTTCTTGTCCTGCAGGTACGCCAATAGCCGCAGCAAGAGCATCATCTCTATCTATACCGTTAGCTTCTAACTGATTAATTAACGCTATGAGGTTGTCTTGAAGAGTACCTACTTCACGATTAAAGTCGCCTACACGCACATAATCGTCTTGTTCACCTTCAATCGTAGTGTCTTCTATGTCAACTTGGTCTGATAGGTCAGTGCCAGTACCAGTGCTTTGGTCAGTGCCAGTACCAGTGCTTTGGTCAGTGCCAGTACCAGTGCTTTGGTCAGTGCCAGTACCAGTGCTTTGGTCAGTGCCAGTACCAGTGCCTTGGTCAGTGCCAGTACCAGTGCCCGCATCACCAGTATCTCTTGCGTCAACTACCCCCGTAACAGCATCTTCAATGCTAGTTGAGACCCCAGACTCTATGTCGCTAACAACTTTGTTTATCTCTTCTTGCGTAAACTGTAACCCTGCTCCAACCAAGAAAGCTGTTACTTGGTCTAGTGTGCTTTCGCCTCCGGTTTCACTTCCAGTCTGACCTCCAGTTTGGTCTACACTTTCACCTTCACTTCCAGTCTGACCTCCAGTTTGGTCTACACCTTCACCTTCACCTTCACCTTCACCTTCACCTTCACCTTGAGCAGCGGCAATAGCTTCATTTCTATCTTGTATAACCTGATCAACTGTCTTACCGCCCGTTATCTGAGCCATTAACTCAGCGATTTCTTCAGGGGTAGCGTCGGGGAATGCGGTTGTTAGAGCATTTTGATTAGCAGTGTTTTGAGCTTCAAGTTGAGCAGCGGCAATAGCTTCATTTCTATCTTGTATAACCTGATCAACTGTTTTACCGCCCGCTATTTCTTCCATTAATGTAGCAATTTCTTCAGGGGTAGCGTCGGGGAATGCGGTTGTTAGAGTATTTTGATTCCTAGTGTTGGTCATGCTTGTGTTGATATTAGAAATAACACCAGTAGTGGAACCGGCTGCAACAGCTTGATCTATGAAGTTTAGTATTTCTTCTTCGGTGAAGTTGCCTTGATTGTCAGTGATATGTGTACGGATCGTATCCGAATATGCTTGCCTAGTAGCAGCCGTTGCAGCATCATCCACGCTGGTCTGGAAGGTAGTTCTTTGTTGATTCAGGATATCGCTAGCAGACTCACCTTCCGCTACGGCTCCTATAAGCTCTCTATCCGCATCTGTCAGGGTGTATCCTGTTGCCGCAGCAACGGCTTCTAATTCTTCGGCTGTAATTACTAGATCATCAAACTCTGTTTGTTTTCTATCCAACAACGCACTAGCACTACCCTCAGTAACATTGCCTACAAGTTCTTTATCCGTATCTGTTAGCGTGTAACCTTCAGCGGCAGCAATGGCTTCTAACTCTTCTAAAGTGACAGCTTTGTTGTCAAATACTTGTCTCTGTGTAGCCAAAGCACTTTCTTCAGTAGTGCCCGGAGGCAACATACTTGCTAATGCCTCTGCTTCTCCTTCAGCGAGCGTGTACCCTTCGGCGGCTGCAATTTCGGTAATTTCTTCTGCATTAATTGCTCTAGCATCAAACTTATCTTGTTCAACTTTAAGGGCTTCAGCTTCAGTAGTATCTGCGGCTATGTTCCCCGCTAGAGCCGTTGCTTCTGTGGTTGATAAAGTTACGCCTTCTGCGGCGGCAGCGTCTTTAATTTCCTGAACGCTTAACGCAAGAGAGTCAAATAAGGACGTTGCTTCTGTAGTCTGCGTTTGCTCAAAGTCTGCACCGCCTTGTCCTACACGGTCATAGTCGCTGTCAGACAGTTCGTAGTTTTGGTCAGCAGCAATAGCTTCTAACTCTGCGCTTGTTAACTGGCGAGGATCTACGTATCCCGGTATTTCGTTTTTCTTTGCGGAGTATTCAAATACTTCAGCGTTAGACGGCTCATACCCTAATGCTCTAAACCTAGCGCGAGTATCATCAAGGCTTGTTTGCCGTTCTTCTACCGCATTACTTGCTGCAAGTGCGTAAGATACAAGTTCTTCTTGGCTTATACCTGTTACGCCATCGGTATCTAGTTCTGCGATGGAGGGAGCAGTAAGTTCTTCAAAATCAGGGTTGCTTTCACGCCAAGCCTCCATAGCCTGATCGCGTTCAACAAGTTCTTGTCCTGTTAATACACCATCGTTATTTATATCAAACTCAGCATCAGACGGTGCGCCGTAGATATTCTCCGTAAGATCCTCAATAAGATCCTGCATGTGCGCCAATTCGTCGGTGTCACCAGCAAGTTCTTCTATTTGTCCCGGTAACAGTTCTACACCGAGTTGTGTAGCGGTATTGAATACTTCCTGTTCTGTGAGGTAACCCGCATCGTCAACACCGTTCGCTATGTCATTTCTTACACTAGCGTTATCGATCTCCAGATCCATCAAGTCAGTCTGTAGCTGAGCGGCTGCGTCGGCGGCGGTAGCTCCTCCTAACACTGCGGCTTCAGCGACAGCAACAGCTTCTGCTACTTGAGCATTACTATGTTTAACCCAATTAGCTACTGTGTCTGCACCACCAATACCACCACCTACACCAGCGCCAGTCAGACCGCCAATAATCAAGCCACTAGCGGCACTCCCACCGTAGTCTCTATCGAAGTCTCCAGCAGCATCCATCTGCCAGTCTAGTGTCAAACTTGTTACTGTTTCGTCTATAGCTTCCTGTAAGCCTTCACCTACAGCGGCAGTACCAGTACCCAACACCCTAGCGCCAAGTTCCCCAAGGTATTTGTGTATAGCTTTTTTAACTGCTTCAGGTGCTTGCGTAAATATGGCATTACCGAGTCGCTCAATACCATCTTCTGCGCTGATAGCTTTTTCGTATAAGTTACCGCCAATACCCATACTGACAGCGGTAATAATGCCGCCTATCATGCCTTGGTTAATTGCTATGCTTTGTGCTTTGGCTTCTGCTTCTTCTTGGGTGTAAGCCTCACCGGTATCTGGATTTATGACGCCTTCTTTCAACAGGTTCTGCATAGCGTCTTCGTATGCTTGACCAGCATTACCTGTAATAGCTTCTGCTAAATCTAACGCAACCCCCGTCCCGAACCCTGCGGATTGCGCCCATTTCTCTGCTACTTCTTTAGCTACTTGTAGAGCTTTTGCCCCACCTTTAACTATTGTAGCTGCGCCTCCAGAAGCCAATATCAAAGGTATTTCTTGGAGCAGTTCTGACCCTACTTTGTCAACTAGGAATTCAACAGGGTGATCAGCTAGTGCACCGAAAATAGCTTCGCCGGTATCCCAAAACCCTTCAGCCGCGCCTATCTTAGCGTCAATGTCTTTTAGTGCAGTTTTGAACTCGTCTGTGTATGTGTCGTTACCCAGAGCCGCTAACTCTTTACCTAACTGGTTTAAGCTAGAGTCTTCTGGGTTTTCACCTATCATGGCTAGAGCACCAGTAGCAGTTTGCAGTAAGTCACCCGCCGCTTTTAAAGCTACTGCTTGAGTGGTTTGAATAGCATCTTGTTCAAAAAATGCCTCTGCCCCCTGCAGCATGGCGTTTAGCCCTTTCTTAGCTGCTTGTGTTTTTACATCATTCTCAGGGACATCTTTAAATAGCTCGTCTACATCAGCTTGTAATTCGTCTAAGAAACGTCCTATGGGGGTTTCAGGTTCGGCTATAGACTCTTGATACTCGTCACGTACTTCTACATAACGATCTATTAACCCTTGATCAGTGGCTTCTATACCCGTACCTGATTCGGCCATGATCGGTGAAGACCAGACATTTGTAGCAAGGCTTATCCCTACATCATAAAACTCATCACTGGTTAATATGGTTTCTCTAGAAACACTATCTTGACCACCAAATATACGGTCTAAATAGGCATCCATTGCTGCGCCACCGGTTAAAGCATACGCAGGATCATTAGGATCTAATTGAGGCCTTGTTATAGTTTCATTACCAGACTCTAGCTGACTTAATATTCCTTGTTGAAGCAAATTCAGTCTTACTAACGCAGCATCTTGCATAGACTGTGTAACTATTTGGGCTGCACCGGTTAAAAAACTATCAGCGGATTCTCTCGTGTAGTCTGCTAACCACGCTGCAGCGGGGCTTGAATCAAAACCATAGTCACTTAAAAACGCGGTCATTGCTGGGCTGGGATCTTCGTCGTTTTCTCTAGCAGCCTCCCATGCTTGCAATTCTTCGGGGGTTATTTGTCCATCCCCATCAACATCTGCTGTTGCTGCTACCGCCTGACCCGCTTCGGTACCATCTTGAAAATACATGATACCGTTTTTTATTTCCCACTCTTTTACATATTCCGCCATCTCTTCGGTGTTTAGTGCCCCATCACCGTCAAGATCAAAAGGTTGGTACTCTACACTGAGTTCGACTTCGCGGTTAGGTAATTGGAAGTACTGCCACCAGTTTCCACCGTGAACCGCTGCATAATTTTTTGCGGCATCTATAGATTCTTCTGTAGCATTAAAATGATCTTCAAATGCAAGTCGTTCGGCTTCACGAACATCTGCAGGATTATTTGGATCACCTCCTATTACATCGAGATATTGATTAGTTAAATCAGTAAGGTCTGCATTACCAAACTCAGCAGGTCCAGAAGAAGTACCTAACGTTGACAAAGTTTCAGGAGGTAAAACATCACCAAACAATGACGTATACATCGCGTTAAGTGCTGCGGTTTGAGCAATGTCACCAACAATACTGTCTGCGCTATTAAGTATTTCTTGGATTACATCTATATCGCCGTTTTCTGCAGCTTCTAAAATAGCGGCAGTAGTTGCGTCTTCTCTTGCTTGGAGATCCGCAAGGACTGTTTCTTCTTCAATACTATCAAGTTCTTCTTGAGTTATTCTTGGAACGGCTAAATCTATCCCACCCGCATTAATAAACGATTGGTATTCTGTAGGGCTTAAGAACCCATCACCATCTGCATCAAAGTCTTGCCAATATACTGGTTCTCTTTCTGCTTCAAATGTACGTGCCATAACCGTTACCTACAACACATCTGTCGTGTGTGGGATAAGAATAGACGCTTTTTTGACCCCTTCGTTTATAGTTGTCAGTTTACCGTCAAGTGTAGCGTCTGAGGCTACAGTCGTAGCAATTCCTGCTGTAGTCATTTCTGGCTCTGCAAAGTTATCAGCAATAGCCACTCCAAGCTGTGCATAATCGATACTCGCTGCGCCCGATAGAGATATACCAGATACTGTAGCGGGAAATACTGGCGAACCATCAGTAAAATAGTACGGTGTACTGTAATCGTCCGAGTACAAAATCCCGCTGATTGCCACTACTCGTGGATCATAGACCACCTTCCAGCCGTTAATGGTAAAGAAGGTGCCACCAGTCTGTCCACCGGGGATAGGATCTAACCCAGTAAATCTCATAGCTGGCAAGTACTGTGTATTTTCAATGCGTTCAAACCAACGAATCCACGCTGAATAAAGCTCTGTCTGGACATCTAACGACGTAACGCCAGCATTGACCTGGATGCTCTTGGTGATACCGTTGAAACTCACCTTGTCATCGTCTAGCCACTGCTCACCATGACTGATCCAGAGGTTAAGCGCCATTGCTTACTGTATCCGTTCTTTCCAGCTTAATGCAGCATTGATCTTCGTGTCTGTGCCCGGAGCAACGAAGTGGCCAATCATGAACGTCCACGCCGAACGTGAAGGTGGGGTACCTTCGATATCACCATCTGCTGCGGCACCTGCCCAACCAGAACCGTCAACTGCGCCTAACGTTGTCTCGTAGTCTCGTGGGAATGTAGCAGTCTGAAGAGCCACACTGGTTACGTTACCCGCACCGCCGCTAGTAGTCGTGAATGCAGAGCTTCCTAGACCAACATCTAGTGCCGCATCAGTTCTGCCCTCTACGCTTGCTACTGAACCGTTTAATGCAGTGATAACTGCTGTTCCTGCGCCAGTCACCGTAATCGTGTCACCAACAACCACGTTAGTCGTGCTACTCAAAGTAAGTTCACGAACGACTCTATCATCATCAAGGTCTGCTAGATTTGCGTACAAAATCGCTGAGTTACCACCAGTGAATGCTAGGTAAACAGTCGTATCGTTTAAACTGTTTGGCCCCGTCTGCGAAATACCCCTAATTGTCACCTGATTACGATCATCAAACAGGTGCCTGTTCTGCCCAGTGATAGGGTTAGCGCCTAACGTCAGAGTTGCTGGATTAGCAGTAGATATAGATGAAATAGGCTGCTTGCGAACACTAGTCGTTGTCTCAGCGTTTACCTTTAGCGTACCTTCTTGAATCGTGTGGAACAACTTGGACAGGTCAATCTCACCGTCCCCTTTGATAGTCGCTTCAAGAATCTGCTGTCCGTGTGCAAGGTGTTCGGCTTGTGTATCAAACTCAACCGTCGTGTAGGTTTCTTGGCTGTAGCTTTCGCCTCGCAAAATACATCGGCCATAAGCTCTGACTTCAACTCTTCGGTCAGTTTCGGCAGCGGTTGAATCAAATGCGCTAACCTGCAATCGCTTTGGTAGATACAAGCTGTGGTTCTCTAAACCGTTGATCTGCTCAACAGGTCTGGCAGAAAATACATACTTTGCGCCAGTCAAAGTGCCATCAAGCGTGTGGCTGCGGTCGTACACCTTCAGCGCGCCTTCTTCCATAATGTCAGCGGTAGATTCTGTGTAAACGGAAGCACCATAGGCATACATAAACTGATTACCCGTATAGCCCGCGCCATTGATACACTTTAGTGCCCAACAAATTGGCCTGTTAGGGTTGGAGATTGCGTTATGACTAGCCTTGTTTTCCATATACATTTCGTGGCAAACCACCCGCTCACCAAGGTAGTAAACGCCCCATCTTATACGGCCACCGCCTAAGTATTGGTAGTCAATCCAGTACAGGTTAGACTTTGTAACGTCCAGCGTCATCCCCGATGATCCTGTACCGTCAAGCTTGTCTTTGTTCCAGTCATCTTGAGCAATAGCACTGTCTGTAGTCGAACCTTCAAATGTTTTTCTATGTACTACATTTAATGTGCTGCCGTTCTGCTGAAAGAAGAATCCGTCCGTTGCATCAAACGCACCCCAGTTCTGTACCAGTCCGGACGTGATTTTACTGTTTAACCTAGTAGCAATCGTGAAAATCGTGCTACTGCCAGCTAATGCTGGATGGTACAGATTGCTAGTGTGCGTAGCTTGGTCGTTTAAGGTGTCACCAATTTCTAGCTTGACGGCCTGAAACGTAGGCTCATGGGTTACCGTAGCTGAACCAATTAAAGCGTTGCTAAATGCCGCAGGGTTTATGTCTTTCAGAAACAGGTATTCAGCGATCAGTTTTTGTTGCGATGTACGAAGTTGGTTGAAGGATGAAAGTTCCGCTGGGCCTTCGCCAAATCTAACCTGACCAGAACCGAATCTATCAATGTTCCAACCGTAGGATGGATTGTCCCATCCCATGATGTTATTGGCTTGGATATATAGGTCATAAACATCAACGACCGTTCCAGCAAGCGTAACCCCATCTGGATCAATGATATCCTGGCCAGCGACAGGCGAAACCTCGTTATATTTATCAGCCTTTGAGTAATGAACTGACAAATGCCCTGAAGTACCGCTGCCTTCCACGCCATGGACGTGAACCATCATTGTAGGCCCACCGCCGCCACTAATCGTGTAATGTTCACCGATTTGCCATGCGTCGTACCCGCCTGAGAACTGAATCTCAGCAGTATGAATCATGTTTACGCGATCACCAGTGGATTCTGGCGGTACGCGAGTGAATCTCCTATCATTTACTGCCATGATTTAATCCTTATGGGGTGTATGCCCTGTCTTGTTCTGCCGTCAACGTTACAACGTTTGACTTGCTGCGCTCAATCGTACCAGTCGCAACAACGGGCTTGGCTACGCCCTTGTTTCCAGCCACTACCGTAATTCCGATTTGACCTGTAGCTGCTGTCTTGTCAGTCCTGCCACCCTGACTGTTGTTGTCATAGTCAATGTTCGCGGAGATCGATGAAGCGCTGATCGTCCCAGCAATGTCTGTTGGGGTTGACTGGTTGTCATCCAAGATGATCGCTGAAGCCGTCCCGTAATCATCTGCACCTGTAATTGAGTCAGTAATGTAAACAACATAGTAACCAGTACCGCCAGACGTCAAGAAGCTGTTGAAATTCAGCGTCAAGGTAGCCGCGAAGTCGTATTGACGGGCTGTTCCACCCTGGTCGGTAAATTCAACGTTGTTAACGTCAGTAGATGCGAGGTTTGTAATAAACACGCTTTGTGAACATACCAACTTGTCACCTACAAAGCGCAACAACGAATCCGCAGTTTGCCCCGTAACTGTACCTTGCGAGTTAGATACTGCTGAGTTGATGTCAGAGTTTTGACGCAACAGATACTGAACCTTAGTGTAAATCTGCTGAAGCGTCTTGCCGTCACCATCAATAATGATTCGGAAGTCAAAGTCATCGTTAGTGTTATTGATGTCGATTACTTGCGAGACCGTGTAATAACTTACGTCAATATTTGCATACGTCGCAGCTTCAGAACCCGTGATTTCGGCATCAGTATTGACGATATTCAAGTCATCTGCGTTAGACAGAAGAACATTAACAGTATAAGCGCCTGCACTCGTTTGACCCGTATCGGCAAGAATTGAATCGCTGTAAGTCTTACCAGCTTCGCGGCAGAATGCTTTAAAAAACGTCTGCGTGTTGAACGTCGTGGTGTCTGTGTCAACGGTCGCATCACCAAAAATTTGAACGCCTTGGTTTGCTTCGTCAGCATAAACAAAATTGACCTGTCCGCCATCGGCGTCTACTGTTTGGTAGTAAAGCTGTGCGTTTGCGCTAACCTCACCCAGAGACACGATGCCTACATAACGTCGGGCTAGATCACCACTTGAATCTGTGCCAGCCGTGTCGGGTGTAGTTGGTCGGTATTCGTTCCAGCCACCATCGCGGAGCATATATCGCGTAGCGTCTGAGTCGGTGTTGTCGGGATGCCATGCGTTGTACCTTGATCCGTCAAAGCCGAATTCAAACTGGCCTGATTTGGCGTCAATTGCATACATCGGGAATGGGAACGCGTTGTAATAACTTGTTTCCCAGAGTTTGACAAATTTTGAATAGAGCGCCTGTAACGTTACCCCATCCTTCGCGACTAGAGCACCAACTCCAGCATTGAAGGTAAAATCCCTAACCGTTGTGTCAATAGTCAAGTTACCTGCACTTGTCATTGCGGTACTCGTTACGGTTTGCGATTGATCCACCGTGTAAGTTCCGGTTCCGCCTGTGCCTGTACCTTGGGCCGTGATAATTGTTCCAGCGGTAACACCCGACCCGGAAATCACAGCGTTCACATCGATAAAGCCCGAAGTGACAGCGGTTACAGTAAGGGTAGTACCACTAATTTCGCCAGTGAAACTTGCCCCACCGACTGAGAGATCATCACCATCTATAATTTTTGCCATTTATGTGTCTCCTTAAGGGACGTAGTTTCTATCGATTGATTGGCTGACTTGTATAGTCCCGCCGTTTGGCCCTAATTCAAATCCGTTCACGTAGTAAGGGATATACCCTTCACGGTAAACAGCAACGTCAACAAACGTCCCAGCGCTGTAAGTATAGCTGTAGCTGGATGACGTCCCCGCGATGTCTTGATCGTCTTGTAACTTAGTGACAGTCCCTGACGATTTTATTACAACATCAGACCCGCTTACCACGTTTGATATTGTAAGTGTCTTCTGCCCGATGTTTTTTATGACCGTAGCACCTGCCGTCCGGTAGCTAAAGTCTGTGTCAGACGTGATCGTGACGTTACCGCTGCTTATGTTGACGTAGATGGCTTCGTTTCCAGTTGAGCCATTACTGGACGCGTAATTTGTAAAGCTAATATTGGTCAATGTATGGCTAGTGCCGCCCGTAATCTCTAGGCCGTGGCCAGTGCCAGAGCTAATAAATTGCAGGTTTGATATTGTTGTTACAGATGACCCTGCCAGCAAAGCTGTGGTAGCGGTGCTTGCGTTGAAAATGCAACCAGTCATTGTGGCACCGCCTAGCGTCACCTGATTACAACGAGCAAAGGTTGTGTCTACGACTGAACTATTTGATTGGAATATAAACGTGTCCATATCCCGAAATGCACAAGAATCTAAATTAATATCAGCGTTATCAACCGCCTCAAAATAACCTTTACTAACAGTTCCCAGCGCATTGATAGAGATGCCTGTGAAATCTACACGACTGGCGGCATTCTGAACTTCAATACCGTTAAACGTACTGCCTACGAAATCTGTCTCAGCGACGAAGCAAGCCTTGTTGCTGTCCCGAAAGTCAACGCTGTTTCCACCTGTTGAGCCTAACTGAAGCAAGCCTTGGAATGTATATACACCGCTTCCGTAACGTAGCAGACCCCACTGGCGAGTCGTAGAGTTATCAAACGTTGCTGCCCCTGAGAATGTCGCATATCCGTTAGCCAAATCGCCATCAGTAATAATCAGAGATCGACCGTGGCGTATTGCGTCCAACTTGAATGGCTGACCTTTTGATGGGCCTGTTGACGGAACGTTCCACATACACCCCACGATATCGGTAGCCGTATGAGATCCGGTGCTTGCCGTGACTGTTGGGTCAATCGGGTAGCATTTCCATCCGCCGATCTGGTAAGTGTCATTGCCGTCTACGTACCAGCGAGATTTAGTGGTGGCATTATTTCCTATGATGATTTGAATGCCGCCCGATGATTTAGCTGCAATGGCCTGAGCTACGTCAGCCTTTGTCCAAACAAAGACCGCATCCCCTGAAGCAACCGTTGCACCACCGTTGTAGTAAATCCCACGCACAGAGCTAGAAAACGGGTTACGTGAGGCGCAGCTAGTCCCCTCAATGAAGTCATCTGCATCTGCCACGGTAATAGCATTCTGACCACCGCCGCCGTCAGTGATAAGGGTAAAGTTGGCGGTGCTGCCAGTATTCTCATCAATGATTGCAGATAAGTCTGTTGTATAGCTTGCAGCCGCCATTAGAGACTCATCCCACGCCCGACGATCTTGTCGGATAAAACGCCACCTGAAAAAGTATTATAAAAAGCATCTTCTGCTGCACCGCTAGGAACAAGTCTATATGCAGTGCCGTCAGCATAAGTGTATTCGTAGACATCCCCTTCAGCTATAGTCGTTAGGAGTGTAGGGGCACTACTGTAGTTGCTCGCGTACTCTGTCCAAGTCCGACTGGCCTTATCGTTAACTGTTTTAAGGCTTTGATCTAATTGGTTGAAGTATAGACGCAGTACGTTATTAATAGCCTCGAAAGCACTAGCTATGTACGTATTGGGCGCGTACGGCAATGCCGGAGCACGAAAATTAATTTTAAAATCCTTCAGAAGCGCCATTAGCGTCTCCCATCAGGTCTCATATCAAATCGGGGACTGCCTAACTGCCATGCCACTCCTAGGTCCGTAGACTCGATTTTAACCGACATTTGCCTACCCCGTACCCTAGTATTAAGCTGTCCAGTAAACTGCTCTATGGGCAACGTAGCCGTTCTGACGATACTTCCATTGTTTGATCCACCCTCTGAAGTCGGTGAATTGTATCCAGAACCAGAATTAGCCAAAGGTAATAACGACATCACCGCGCTAGGACTGCTTGCAGTAGACCCTGTAAACCTAATATCAGGAAGCACGCGCCAAATAAACATGAACTGGTGCCCGTCATCTAGATCAAACTCTGCTGTTGCTATGGACGCTGGTATTGCTGTCGCTGTACCGGTCTCGTTGTCGTCTACACCTTGCTCGTGGTTTACTAGATTATACGAATATGTAGCAGCTAATGGATAGTCCCGCAGTCCAGAATCTAACCATGCCGTTCTAGACATATTCCCGTAGTACCATATATCTTGCAGGTAATTATAGATAACGTACTTATCGATAACGGTAGAGTCTTCAGAACAGTAAAACCACCAAATTTCATGGTATGACTCGTTGGTACCCGCAAAAACCTGTTGATACTGCTGGTGATTAAAGTCGTTAAATATGTACTTCCGCAGATCACATCGGAGGGGCTGAGTTCGCCCGTCGTACATATAAAATTTATCGTTACCCATCCAGTAAGCTACCCCATTAGCGTATGCGACGCAGTTTTGTGAGGCAACAGATATGTTTTCCCCTACGATCTGCGCGGTCCATACTGCGGGAGCGCCTACATACTGCAGGGAATACAATGACGAGTTAGTCCACACCAGTACTTCTTGGCGGGCTTGTGATGCTGTGACAATCTCTGTACCGCGTGATAACCGTAGGCTACCTGCTTGATTCGTTGCTGCTGGGGTCCAGTTAGTGGCGTCTTCTTGGTCTGACCAACGGATTAGCATCGGGTCGAAAGTAGCAGTGCCAATGTCATTACAACCAAAACAAAACACAAAGCGGTTAATATCTGACACCACAATAAAGTTTTGGTCGGTCGGAACATCTGACGCACCACCCAAGCTGGATAAGAGGACCGCCCGAGTAGATACCCCGCTAGTAGCATCCCAATAGTAGATAGCCCCACCACGAGGTCCAAAAATAAGATCTTCTCCAAAATTAGACTGGCTCCATAAACGGATTGCGTTCGTCGATACTGTCCCTGTACCCCACGTACCAGACCCCCAAGTTCCTGCACCCCATCCAGTTAATGGAATAGCGTAAGGAAATCCGACGTTAATCTGATATTCACCGACTACAGAAGCACCACCGTTGCCAGTGTCCGAAACATCTGCTGTTACCGTATTACCTAACGTATCTTTAGCAGTAATCAAGTATGTACTAGCGTCTACTGCGTTGTCGATCTGGTACTCTTGGTTAAGTACATCAGCGGTTATATTACCGCCTAAAGAGACCGCCCCGCTAAACGTCACAAAGTCCCCAGTAATCGCACCGTGACCAGCATCAGTAACCGTTATAGTAGAACTACCTGAAGTAGCAGAAAAAGTAACATCTCCCGCAGCGGTCGTAGCTCGGATCGGCGTAATATCATTATACCCACCGCCTTCTTCCAGATAGAACTTAAGATTAGTGCCTACTCCAATAAGATTGATACTGCCTAACGTAATCCAGTTCCATAACGAACGACATACGCCAAGAAACGACGTAGTGGATATACGCTGCCAGCCGCCAATCTTTTCGGGGTAGCCCTGACGGAACCTGACTTTATCGCAGTCGTACCAACCGCCTTCGCTTGTGTACCGAGTGTTCTCTCGATTAACTCCGGGCTTTATCTGTAGTTTTTGTAGTGGCATACATCACCCATCATAAAGTTTCACCGAAGACCGGAGGTAGCGTAGTAACTTTGATAGCGACATTCTGCTTTAGGTTTAAGGTAGCCCCACAATCGGAGCAGGTGTCGGCTTCTAGTTCCGACTCGTCTAGGTCAAACCCACAGGCAGCACATACGATTTCTATATCGTGAGCAGGGTCTACGTTCCCCCCTTCTAGCTCTTTTGGCTCGTGACTTACTCGCATATCTACCTCTTCTGGTATTCGCCGGACTTGATCATCTGGCAGACTTCTAAGGCCCTGTCGCCTACTTGCGTGGCCCACTTGCTGTCGTAAAACTCGTCCCCAGCCTCTACGTATCTACCTTCGGCCATGTGCCCTAAAGCCTTGACGAAGCCCCTAAGTCTGGTTTGGCCGATATTAAACGACAAGTTAATCAATGCTTCTTGGCGTACAGAATCTAAGTCGTCGAACCATTCATATTCCGTATCTAGCTCTTTTCGGCACCGATCTATATCGTTTTGTAATAAGTAGTCGATCTCGTCGTCAGATAGACCAAGCCCAATACCTTCTTCTAAGCAACGTCCTACACCCACTGTGACGTAGCCTAGATGATCTTTGTAGGCATGGGTTTTTACCCCTTCATGCCGCTTAAGTAATTCTCGTATTCTGTAACTCATTGGTCGTGCTTATGCGATGCGCCGTAATAAAAGCTTATGATAGATGAGACAATACCCCCGAGATAGCCCAGCACAAGATTAACAATGCCGTCATCATTAGCAGCGGGATCTTGTATTGTGACCATTGCGATGTATCCTCCGAAGAAAAGAACGCATGTAATCGCAATAAAACGTGGCGTCCAATCGCCTTGGAAAGCTTGTCTAGCGTTTTGAATATCTGCTGTTTCAAGTGCAAAAACATCAACATCTAACTCCTTCATCCGTGCCTCGAAGTCCAGTTCCGCCTTCTTGATCTCCGCAAGTTGTTCGGGCGTCGCAGTCTGTACGGCTTTCTCAATGCTCTTCTCATCAGG